TCATGCCGTTTCCTCCATTTTATAGATTGATATATCCGAAGGTTCACAAGCCCCTTTCTCCGTTGGTTCTCTCTTCATTTCCGATTGTTTAGCGATGAGCCTGTCCATATCCTCCGAAATTTTCTTGTCCGTTACTTGAGCATAAATCTGTGTGCTTGATATGGAAGCGTGTCCCATCATCTTGGCTATACTCTCAATGGGGATTCCTGCATTGAGTGTCATGGTGCCGAAAGTATGCCTTGCCATGTGGAACGACAACCGTTCCTTAATGCCGCAAGCCTTGCCCACAATGCTAAGTCTGTCGTTTATCACGCTCCGGCTGCATTCATGGGGGAAGATAAGGCTGTCGCCTTTTTCTTTCACCGCCTGTTGTTCTCCATTCTCTTCCTGCTCTTCCATACAATGGCGGATAATGGTCTCTGCTATCGGGTGCAGCGGAACAATGAACTCCACCTTTGTCTTTTGGCGTTCCTTACGGATATACTTTCTCCCGTCCGCTGCCGTCTGGATATGCTTATGTTGCAGTTGTTCCATATCGGCGATTGCCAGTCCCGTAAAGCAGGAAAAGACGAACATCTGCCTTGCCAGTTCTGCTTCCCTGTCGTTCATCTTCATTGCCATAAGTTTCAGTATCTCGCTCTTTTGCAGAAAGCGTATCTTATTTTCTTCCTTCTCATACTTGGCATGCTCAAAGGGATTGCAGCGGATAATCCTCTTGCTGACCGCACGGAACATCAGCCTGCTCAGCCAGCAGAGATTCTTGTTGATTGTACTTCCCTTCAATCCTCGCTTTTTGAGAAAGAAACGGTATTCCTCAAACAAGTCCTCCGTAATGGTGGAAATGGGCATGTCCTGCAATCCTTTATCTTCCACAAACTCGCGGAGGTTCTTGTCTGAATGGGACAGATTTTGATAGGTGCTTTCTGCACTTGACCTGCCCACACTCTCCCTGACGGATTGCAGTTCCGCCCTGCTCATGCCAAGTAGCGTTGTCGGATTATCAGCTATACCTTGCAGGCGGTTCTTGATAAGTTCGGCACTTATTACTCCGTCCCTAACAAGAATATCCCGATAGGCCTTTTCCACAAGTGCCCTGAACTCATGAAGTCTTTGATTGCTTTTCCTGTCTGTTGTCAGTCCTTGTTTGGTGTTCCACTCGGAGGGCTGGCACTCTTCACCTGTGGTAATGGCTGTGCTCTTTCCATCTATAGTGATACGGCAAAGAATGGTAGTATTGCCGTCTGACTTTATTTTCTTTCTGTTGATATAGAATAGTGTCTTGAATGTACTTCTCATAATGCTCGTCTTTTATATGGTTAAACGTAAATCTTCGGTGAAAGAAAGGAAGCGGTCAAATTCCTCAAAGAGTTTCTGTGGTGTAACCTTTGCATAACGCTCGGTCATACTTACGTTGCTATGTCCGAGCATCTTGCTCACCGTTTCTATTGGCACTCCTTGCTCAAGCGTGATAAGCGTGGCAAAGGTGTGTCTTGCCGTATGTGTGGTAAAGGGAAACGAGATACCCACACGAAGCCGTAGGGCTTTCAAGTATGACTGGTAGGTGGCATATCCCATGAAAGGGAGCAATGTTTCCCTTCCATCGCTGTGGAGCTTCTCCAGCAGCCTTATGGCTTGGGGCAGCAGTTTGATACGGCATAGTACGCCTGTCTTGTGGCGGTTGAACTTCAACCATAAACTTCCCTCGTCATCACGGAAAAGATGCTTCTTGCCAAGTCCCATCAAATCACAATAAGCAGCACCTGTATAACAGGCAAAAAGGAAAATATCCCTTGCCGTTTCCATATCCTCCTCCAAGTCCTCAAAGTTGAGAGCCTTCAATTTGTCTAATGCTTCCTTGTCCAATGCTTTGGGCAGTCTCTTGTCGCCCTTGCTGATTTTGGCTTTGTCAAATAGAAGTACATCAGCCAATCCCTCACGGTAAGCCAACCTGCATACCGTCTTCAAATGCGTGGCTGCATTATAGAATGTGCTTTCTTGAAAACCGCACTCACCTAAGAAATACTGCCCAAACTCATAAATAAAGTTCTCTGTGAGCTGTGAGAAAGCCAAGTCTGTTACCTTGTATTTCCGTTGAATAAACTTCTGCAAATGAATTCGGGTAGAGTGATAGCCGTGTATGGCTCCTTCCTTGATGTCTATACCAACATGGCTTTCCTTCTCCTTAATGAGCATGTCCAGCCTTTCAATGAGCATGCATCGTGTCTGTACGCTCCCTTGGAACAGCTCTTTCACATCGGCTGCATCAAATGGGCAACCTTTGGATAGCAGAGATTGATAAGCCGACTGAACAGACAACAGCAGATTTTCCAATTTACCGTTTATCTCCACCGCCTCACGACTCTTGCCGTCCATTCTGCTCTCTCGTGGATTCCACAAGTAGGGGTTGCAGGAGAGTTTACAACTGAACTGCGCAATACTCCTTCCAAGTGTGATACGTCCCATGATGGGAGCCTTGCCCGACTTGTCAAGACCGCTCTTTTTGAGGTAGAGCAACACCTTCATTTTCTCTTGTTTCATACGCTTTAATTTTTATGGGCAAAGTTACCCGAATTAAAGCGTTCCTCACTTATGCAGAAAACTGCCGACCGCAGCAACAGCCACACGAGCAAAAATAATTCAGTTACCGAACATTACTTCATCGTTACCTATCTCAAAATCAGGTAACACTTTGGTAACTGAACTTCTGCCTAAATCTGCATATTACTGCCCTATATGAACAGAGCAGTTTTATGCAAATGACTCCGTTTCCTGCTCATTATCAGTTGGTTTACACCAATTTCGATTTTTCTTCCTTTTCAAGGATTAGTTGCACGGTAAAAGCGGCTGTTTTGCATCGCAAAACAGCCACTTTCGCAATGCCAAACCGAAATTGCTGTTTTTCTTCAGAATTATCTTTATAAAACTAAATAAACATCTTGATTGACTTTTTTAATGTTTCAGAAATTGGGAACTATATAAAGTTCAATGGTAAATAACTGTGTAGTATTCGGTAAAAATGTTAAAGAGGAACAAAAATATTGGCATATTCTTGCATGTTTGGAATTATACTTCTACTTTTGCCTGTACATACAACAGATTGCAATTCTTCCTCTTCTTTCCAGAGCAAGACTGTTTTTCAGCCGCACAGAGGGGACTTCAAGACGTTGTTTGAGGTTTTCTCTTTTTTTGTTGCCCATGGGCTTCACTGACAGGGATCCTCGCTGACATTATTCATTAACAATTTAAATCATTTTCAACTATGGGTTCATTCAGAGCAACATTGGAGTTGGGCGGCAAGGAGTACGACGTACTCTATTCCAACTATGAGTTCAGCCGCAGTACGGACAGCAAGGGCAAGCCTTCCTCAAGCATCTCAGGCGGCCGCGTTAGCGTGACGGTTGAGTCTACCGACGACACTACCGCCATCGAGGCGATGCTCAACAGCCAGTTCAAGGCCGTTGAGGGCAAGATCGTCTACAAGAAGACCGAGGAGGACGCGAAGATGAAGGAGATCGCCTTCAAGAACGCCTACATCGTGCACTACAAGGAGACGCTTGACGTGAACAACGAGACTCCCATGACGATCGCGATGACTTTCTCTGCGGAGAACATCACCGTGGGCAACGCCGAGCTTGACAACCGCTGGCCAAGAATGTAGGTCTAGAGAGTTTATGAGCCGTACGGGGCACGATGCTGCCCGCACGGCTTTTTCCTTTATTGCCGTCCTCCGTGCCACTTGACTTCCAACTAAGGGCACAGCCCCATACACAGCGCATCAGCATTTGATGTCCCCTGCAGAATACCGGAGGCAGCAAGTAAGGCGATGAGTATGTTTTCGAAAATATCTACGGTTTCATTTTAAAATACGACAAGCCAATGTCCATTCCCCAAACCTCCATCACCGTCAGCATCGGTGACACCCGTCTTCCCTCGCTGAAGTCCCTGCGTCTCGAGCAGGGCATCGGCTGCCACCACCGTTTCGACCTCTGCATCGACCTTGAGGCGGGCGGCAACCGCTACGTACACAACATCGGCAGCAGCTCCGAGTGGCTCGGACAGCCCATCACGGTCCATTCCTCCGACCAGCCCATCTTCCTAGGTGTGGTGACGAACGTGCGCCTCCACCGAGAGGGCAGCGACTTTGGCTTCATCCTCGTCTCAGGCTACTCCGCCACCTACCGCATGGAGACGGCCCCGGGCTGCTTCTCGTGGCTCGAGCAACCCATTGGCGAGGTGGTGCGGTCGCTCTGCGGGCAGGCGAATGTGCAGCTGAGACTGAACCCCGCCTACGGGAAGAAGCTCGACTACATCTGCCAGTACGACGAGTCTGACTTCGACTTCGTCCGCCGTCTTGCCCTACAGTATCAGGAGTGGATGTACTATGACGGCACCTCGCTCGTCTTCGGCCGTCCCAAGGAATCGTCTGAGCCGATAGAATTGGAGTACGGCACGACGCTCTCTTCCCTTGAGATAGGCCTGCAGACGCTTGCCCGTCCCGAGCAGGTGTTCACCTACCATTCCTCTTCCGACCGTGAGATGGACCAGCCCACGCCGGACCTTGCCTACGGCCACGACCAGCTTTCGGGCAAGGCCTTCCGTGCCTCGCTGGGCATGTACGGCAGGCCTGCGCGACAGCATGCGCTTCCCCGCATCCACACGGAGTCCGAGCTGATTAAATACATGCGCCGCAAGCAGGCAGCCGATACCGCAGAGACCCACTACGTCACTGCCGAGAGCCATGTGCCCGAGCTCCGTGTGGGCTCCGTCGTCCGCCTCTACAGCTCCTTCCTGGAGCGTGTCGGCCAGCTGACCAGGGAGAGTCTGGGCGACTTCATCATCACCGAGATCGTCCACGAGGTGGGTGAGGGCAGCTACTACCGCAACCGCTTCAAGGCCATTCCCTCTACGGTTGAGGCCCTTCCGAGCCCCCGTGTCCCGATGCCCGTGGCGGAGACGCAGATGGCGACGGTCACCAGCAATGCCGACCCGAATGGCAACGGCCGCGTCCAGGTGCGCATGAACTGGCAGCAGGGCGACATGCACACGGGTTGGGTACGCGTGATGACGCCCGACGCGGGCAAGAGCGGCGACGTGAGCTCCAACCGCGGTTTTGTATTTATCCCAGAGGTTGGCGACCAGGTGCTGCTGGGTTTCCGACATGGCGACCCTGCAAGACCATACGTTATGGGCAGTCTGTTCAACGGCGAAACTGGTAAAGGCGGCTTTGAAAGCAATCACAGAAAAAGTCTGACAACCCGTACAGGGCACACCATCGAACTTAATGATTCTTTTTCATCGCTTGGAATAACCATTAAGGATATATTGGGTAATTCCATACATATTGACTCTGTGGGGAATGACATCGTCATCAATGCAAAACGGAATGTCACTATCAATGCTGGAGAGACTTTCACCGTGAACTGTAAGAATGCCAACATTCTTGCGGAGGAATCCATCAATATGAATGCGGAGCAGGATATTACCAGTGTCTCTGGGGAAAGCACGTCTATACAGGCAGGCGAATCCCTCACAGAGATAGCAGCAGACAGTTATGTCCTATCTGCCAATGATGCCAATGTCCAGGTCACAGAAGAACATAATCTTCAGGCGTCAACAATATCGGAGACGGCAGAGAAAATCAACATTGACAGTACGATGGAGGACCTTGACCTATCTTCTCCAAAGAAGGTCAACATCCAGAGTTCTGAAAAAGTAAATCTGTTCTAAGCTATGTATATTCCTTTTAAAGCACTGACAGGGGCATGCAAGGTTCATGGAGTCAGAACAGAAGTTATGCCAGATGGGGTGAGTGAGACTATATGTGAAGCATCCATAGAGTATACTCCTCTTCCTGAGGATAGCAAAGTCAAAGCTGTAGTACATCTACATGCCATTGCAGATGAAGATGATGCCACGGCAGCATTTGTGCATGATATAGAGTCTACTCTTAACCCGATATGTCTGGAACTGGACAGCAGGGGGAAATGTATTGGGATTTCAGACTATGACGAACTCTGTAAGCGATGGGATAATAGGCTCTCTCTCTTGCGTGTCAATTATGAAGGGGAATGGGTTGAAAAGGAACTACAGTTATTGACAGATAGGGTTCATGACAAGGGACTTCTGCTTAATATGATGAAAAGATATTACGTATTTTCAGAGTGGATGGAAGCTGACTGGTCAGGCATAGAGTTCACAGAAGGGAAAGGATACAGAGAGCATGAAGAAACAGCCTTGGGAGTACCACTTCTGTTCTCACAGGACTGCTCCATTGAGGACAATGAAGAAGAAATGTCGCTACACATTGTTGGGAATGCTGACTTGAGAAAGAATGAAGGGCAGCTTGACAAGATCTCCCTCCTTGGCGAGGCTCAGCATGGGGATATAACATCTATAGAACAGCACTGTATTGTAAAGGCAGTCAACCTTACAGGACTTCCCCAATCCCTACATTGTCAATACACCGTCAAGGGGTATGAGCAGGTATTAAAGAATATTGAGATAAGTCTAACCTTTCAATAAAGAAGAATGGAAACAGGCAAGAACACATCAGCAGACCGTAACCGCAAACAGACCGGGAAAAGTGAGGAAATAGTTGCAGAAAGTGCTATTTGTACATGTGACAAAGGTTCCAAACCAGGGACTTTCCGTGTTGCCAGCCAGCAGAAGGTCTACTGTAACGGCGCAAGGAAACTTGTTGCTACTGATCAGGACAAGGATATCAAATCCTTGAACTTTGGGAGCTGTGCTGCAAAGAACAATGGACCTTGTTCTCCAAGTATTGTTTGGAGTAACACCTACAACAAGGTTGCCATAAAGGGGAAAATGTATCCTTTGACTGTCAAGAGTTCTGGAACTTGTATGGCAGGAGGCGGAAGAATTAATATCCAGACATCTGGGCAGCAGGTAGTTGTCAAGCCTTCATCTTCACCACAAAAGGCAAACAGCACAGCACACAAGAGTCCTGTATTCACTGAGGAAGACTGGAAACGCCTGCCACAATCTGATGAAGGGAAGGCACAGAACAAATGTGTACCAGCTGCAGTGCAGGTAAACAATGTCCTTGTCAATGGAAAGAGGGAGATAACCATAACCCCTTACGACCAAGAGGAACTCCTATTCACTACGTCACTTACGGCAGGAAGTATGCGGGGAACTGGTGTCAAGTGGGATGTCTGTCACGGCAATCGTGTGATAGCTAAAGGTTTGACAGAAGCTCCTGCACGTACCTATTTTACCAAAGAGGGCACGTACTTTGTATATGCTTATGTTCATAAACCAGGCTCACCCAAAGGCAAAGGTGTGGTCAGGATAACCGTATCCTACCCCAAGTTCAAAAGTTTGGAATGGAAGGACGAGAACGGGAAGACTGTTACGTATATAGGTCTACGTAACAAAGTGTTTGCACATGTATCTTTACCTGGCTGTAAAGGTATAACAGTCAATTGCCGCTTTTACTATAATGGATATGAAGGAAAAACTTATCTATCCGCACTTACTCCAATGATCTTGTCTGCTGCAGGGAAAGTAAAGATAGCCCTTTCTCTTTCAGGCGACCAGTTAAAGAAGATAAGGGAAGATCGTAAGCGTTTCAGCGATGGGGAGACTGTCAGGATATACCTGGAGTTGAGTTCTCGTCATTGGATAGAAAACCTTACAAAGGCTTCAAAGTACCCTATCTTGTTCAATGATAGAATAGAATTCCGCAGTCTGGTCATTTATAAAGATTCTGATTGCAAAGAAAAGCTGCAGGGTAGTATTGCTGACAGCGGGAGTACGGTATACGTGCGTGTTTCTACCGCCAATATGGAGACTGGCAAAATACGTCTGGATGTATATAAGCACGAAACAGGCAACCAAGAAGAGAAAAGTCCCAAACCATCACCTGTATATAGTACCAGTTGTCCTGTCAATAGTACGGGTGTCTATAAGTTCTCCTTGTCGTTGGCAGCGCCTCCATACAAGGAAGGTACAGCATATAAAGTAATAGCCTTATGGGCAGAAAATAATAAAAGTATTGGTGATAGTAGTTATAATAGTAGCTGGGAGTTAATAACAATACGCAGAAAACTACCCGAAAGCCCAAATAATGTAAGCTTAACAAATATAGAAAGAAATAATGCTTATAACTGTGAAGGGAAGTATTGTCTCAAGAAGGGAGATAAAGGAAAACTAATAGAGGAAATAAATATTCGATTAGCTGGTTTTGGAGGGTGCCTTCCTTCCGATGAGTTTACGGAATTAACAGAGAAGTGTGTACGCCAATTCCAACGTGATTATATGCAAATAGAACCAACTGGTGTTGTGTGTGGTTCTTTCTTAGTTGCATTAGATGATTTAAGAAGTAAATATTCTGTTGATTTTAATAGATCAAAATGCAATTGTGGAGACTGTAAAGGATTTGGTAATCAATTATATTTATCAGAACGCGGAAATTCTAAAATTTTAGAGATGTATCGTAAATATGAATACCCTGGTATTCATCGAAGTTTATGGTGGGCTTTAAAAGCTGTTATGTTCTACTTAGCTAATAAAGAACAGAATATGAATATATCTCTTCTATATATAAATTCGGGATACAGGTGTCATAAAAATAATAGAATTCATGGTAGGACAAGTACAAACCATATGGGCAAAGCAATGGATTTACATTTTTATCATACAAATGATAAACATAAAAGACAGATACAGAATAACAAAACAATTGAAGAAATTCGTTCAAAGATATTTCATACATATCTTAAAGCAGGATATGATTGGAAAATCAATAATATTTTTAATTTAGAATCAACACGAATGGGAGCCCCGACTTGGGTTCATTTTGATGTTAGAACATTTGACTTAAAATATTTGTCAGATTATCTTTTTGCAAACAGTCTACAAAATGCAAATGGACCAACGATACTAGAATATGCAAAATCGCTTGATAAAGGTGGAATCTGTAATTGTATAAAATCATCATTACCTGCCAACAAACCTACAAAGTCTAACAATATAAAAAAAGACTTTGACCTTTCTGATGCTCGTGAGGCTCTTCAATATATATATAACACATATGGACGAGATATGGCTATAATAATTGAAAGAATGTTTAGAGGTGAAACTGCTCATTTTGCTTCTGTTCAGTATAAAAAATGTGGAACTTGTGGTATGGAAGCTCATGGAGATGCCCCATATTACGGCTGGGACTCAAACTTCTTTGAGAAGTATCTAGAGTATAAGCCTGTTGGTATATATGAAATGTATGAATCAAAAGGATTAAGTGGAAAAGGAGGAAATGCTCAAGATACAAGTAAGCCAAAAAAGTATATAATTATGCCTTCTGTGAAGGCTACAATGGAATATTTAGTTTATTATATAAGAAAGCATAACAATAATTATGCAAGGTGGCATAGTACAAAAGCGAGTGCACAGGAAGCTTACAGAAGTCATCTGCAAGGTATTGTACCACGCATAGTTAAATCATTTGAAAAATAAATTATGAAATATATAAAACAATTTGAAATGAGACGTATATATACATTATTATTTGTAGTTGTTGCTACTTGTATAAGTAATGCGGGAATATTAAAAACATCAGAAAACATTCCTTTAGAAGATAGCTATTTTACAACTACATCGTGTGATGAAAAGTTAAAGAACTTAATTATATCATGTCACAATTTTAAAACACCATTTAACAAAAAGGATATACATGCTGAAATAGAAGAGGAAATGTCTGATGGAATATACAGAGTAAGACTCTTTGTATATAGTAATGGAGAAAATAGTACAAGTTCTATAGGCTGGATTATACTTGACACCAAGAAGAATATTTTAAAGAACATTTCTCTTGACCCAGAATCTCCTGTTATTCTCAAATATAATAAAGATTTTTATAAAGATTATCTTGAAAACTGCCTCGACAAGAAAGTTTCTTCTTCTATAGCTACAAATTATGACAAAATACCAATCATTCATTTCCCTTTTGAATACTCTTACGATTTTATAAACGATTTAACAGGTACAATGCACGTCAACAAGACAATAATGCCTTTCATTTCCACTTTGGTAGATTCTGATACGGATCTAGGGAATTGTTGTATTGCAAGACTACCATCTACAAATCATTATCATTATCTTTTAATTTTCGCTAGTGACCATGTTGGAGAAAGAAGATTTTTTTTATGTATATTAAATAACAAGTATAAACTAATAGATAGATTGCTCATCTACAAAGCTAAAAATATTAGCTGGAAGGGACGAATAGTAAATTCTTATTTACATTATATCATTACTGGAAGTAATAAGATTATTCTAAAAGAGATGATAGCCCGACCTAATAAGGATATAGTAATTAAGAAAAAAGAATATATTTTTGTAGATGGAAAGTTTAGGTTATATTAATGAAATAAAAACATAAAATGTAGAGAGGTGTCATATGAATAGTGTCATTCACAAAATATGAATTTATCATTGCTCTGTTATTTAGAGTATACCCCATTAGTATAATGACACGATAGAGTTCCGCAGCCTGGTCATTTATAAAGATTCTGATTGTAAAGAAAAATTACAGGGTGGCATTGCTGATAGCGGAAGTATAGTACATGTGCGTGTTTCTACCGCCAATATGGAGACAGGCAAAATACGTTTGGATGTATATAAGCACGAAACAAGTGCTAACAAAGAGAAAAGTCCAGAGCCTCACCTATATATAGTACCAGTTACCCTGTCAATAGTACGGGTATCTACAAGTTTTCTTTGTCGTTAGCTACACCTCCCTACAAGGAAGGAACAGCTTATAAAGTTGTTGTTTCATGGATTTTCAGGAGTAGCCAATCTTCCAACGGAAATGTAAATAATAATACTAACAGATAGACTTCAAAGGAAACCAAACAATATATACTTAAAGGGAAAGAAGTTCTTTTCTCTGTCAAACGACATGTCCCTACACTAAAGGCAGAGCCCAGCAAAGCGAATGTTAATCGCACAGAACCTGAAAAGGGTGGATGTCCACGTTGTCGAGAAGAATGGACAGGTATGATTCCAAGGCTAAAGCAGATTTTTGGGAATGTATCACCTAATAGGTTAAAGGCGGTCGCACAAACCTACACTGAGAATATGAAAACTTTGAGCATGGATACGTGTTGGGTGAAAGCACATTTCTTTGCGCAAACGACTATAGAAACGGGATATACTCTTAATATTTCTGAGAATATGAACTATCGGAGAGAAAGATTTGAGGATATTTTTCCGAGCAATATATTCAAGGGAAGATGGACTAAAGACGGTAAATGGGTGTCAGATAGAGATAAAAATGGAAAAAGAATATACAAAGATGGGATGAAAAAAACTCTTGATATGGCTTATTCTATAACTGATATTCAGAAACGTAAAATAGTTCTTGCAAACATTGCGTATGCTAATAGGAACGGTAATGGGGATTATTACTCTGGAGATGGGTGGAGATTCCGTGGAAGCGGTCTTGTACAAATAACAGGTAGGGAAAACTATAGTAAAATTCAACATCTGATCAATACAAAGTTTAAACTGAATGTTGATATAATGACGAATGGCGCAGATACACTTAATGGGAATGATCGGATTGCGACTTTAGCCTCTATGTGTTATGTGTATATTTGTTTGAAAAGAAATCCACAGAATTATTGTAATAATGTGAGAAATACAAAAAGTTTCTCAAAGGTCGTTGGGAACAATATAAAAGAAAAAGGGAAGCCAAGTAGTTGGGAACAAAAACAAAACTCCTTTAACTTAGAAACTTCTAAAGCTTTTGTAATTGATCAATGTAATCTTTCTGAAAATAAAAAATCAAAAGATGGACAGTGGCATGATCCTGTAGATAATCCTCAAATCGCTGTGCTTACTCAAAAAGGACATGATAATCCTGCAAATCAAGTATTTGGGACAACAAGAGGACGTGCTCACCAAGGAATAGATTTATTCGCACTTGAAGGGTCAAATCTTTATGCTTGTTTGTCAGGAAAAGTTGTTATTACAAGGAACAAAGACAAGGTGGGGCATCAATATGTTGTTATAGAAGTTTCTAAAAAATCTCAGCTTGAAATCTTTAGGAAAAGGAGGCGTAGTGATTATGTAAAGATAGACCCTATAAATCCCGAAAAACGAAACGACGCCGCCCATAAAAACGAAATAAGAATTTTAACAGTAGAATTCCCAAAAACGAAATAGTCTACTTGTGGAACGCACACGCCCCCACAACACAATAAGAAAGCCCTACCATTTTCGTGGCATTACGAATATGGTAGGGCTTTTAAATAGCGTTCAAACACTATACCAACACCCTTTAAAAGGTTGTGTAATACATTATATCGGTATAGCTGGCGTGGTGATTTAACAAGGCGTCAAGCTCTACCTTATCGCACCGCTCGAATGGGTTTGGCATACCACCATTACGTGCCAACCATTCGCACAGCTCCACGACCGAAGATTTATTCGACGTGAAGAAAATAAAAGAAGTATTCAGCAACACCAGTAGCACATCTAAATAGTCGTTTAGCCGCCATGTCATTTTATAGCTGTCTGCCTCCGTGTTCAGATACGGAGGGTCGGCAAGAAATACCACGTTAGGCACATATTTGTATTGCTCAAATAGTTTTTTATAGTCTTCCGACACTACCGTCAAGCCGGTTAAATAGTCTTCGCCCACCGAATAGTCCACCTTTCGCACCCTATTATACATATTTCCCTTTGCTATGCCGTTGAAGCTCGTAGCGTATTCCGCTGAAAACATCAAAGAAGAAGATAGCGTAATGTAGTCCACATAGCCATAGCGCGCCTCGTGGCTTTCAATGCACTTTATCACCTGTTCTTTAGTATCGCCCGGCACCAACTTGTGGCGCGGCACATCTTTCAATATCACACGGAGCTGCGCTAACAGCTCGTTGGTTTCCGACACGTGCGCCAAGCGGTGCCGGTAGCCGTCGAAGTCGTTGTAAACGACGGTGGCATTTGGCTTTTGGCATTTGGTGATATGCGATAACAAGCCGCTGCCGCCGAACAAATCGACAAATACGGAATCGTCAGGAAAATGTCGCAATATTTTTGCGAAATCTCGGGCAAACCTGCGCTTTTGCCCCTGAAAGGGTAATGGCGCAGAATTATACTGTTTTCTTTTCTTCATACCTACCTTTCGATATTCCCTTGCTCTATCAATTTATAAATTTGGCACACACCTTTATAAGCTACCATCCCCCCATCATCGGGTAAAGCCTCCCATTGTCCACCAGTGAAGTGTTCGCCGTCGTGTACATAAGTGGCTTGTTGCTTTGGCTCTAACACATAATTAGGAGCTTCTCCCTGAACTATGTGTGCCACGTGGTCGGTGAATTGAAGCACCTTTACAGCATTTTCCGCCGTAGTGTCAGCTTGATAAGTTACACTGTGAAGATAGCCGTCAATGGTTACTTCACAAGTTACATACTCTTCTTTTCTAAATAATTTTACCTTCATATCCTTTAATTTTTAAATATTTTATAACTGTCTACCAATACTCCATTGTCGTACACTGCGACATAAGTGTACCATACATTGTTGCTTCCTGTAAACTGAACGTTGTAGAAATCTCCGAGTGAAAACTTGTTCCGCACGTTGGTGTATTCTGGCGGTACGAAGCTGCCATCTACTGATTGCAACTGATGGTATAATTCCACCGTAGCAGAACGGACTATGCCAGTAAATGGGCGCAAGAAGTTAAATGCAGGAAACCTTCCGCTGATGTTAAAAACCTTCCCGTTATTTTGCACGGCTTCTTCATACGTTACGCCACTTGAAGATGTGATAACACCTCTTGCATCACGCGCAGCGTACCAACCGTATAGTGATGCCGGCGTGCCAGATTTCTCGCCGAAGATTAGGCTTATTGCCCTCCATGAGTTCTTATTAAAAAACGTACCGAGATTGGGTACTGTGTCCAAATATCGCTCGTAAAGTTTCTCCCATCTTGCAGGACGGCGATAATGGACAATGCCATTTTCAGAAAGTTCCCAAATAACACTTCCATCCGCGTCGAGCCTACGGTCTACCCAGTCATTGCCTATATAGCCTATAACGCGTGATGGATAGGTTGCACCGGGCTTATAGAACTCCTGCGCATTATTCCGCATAATGATATGTCCGTTACCTGTCTCTTTGGTTTGAATTGCTCCAGCTATAAGATTTCCATCTTTATCCACAGCAGTAGTAACCTGTCCTTCGGAGTTCTTAATGTAAAAATTATTTGTGGTTACAATTATCCGCTGCAAGTCAATATCAATGCCTGCCTTCTGAATACTTTCCACCACGTCAGGGTCTTTCCACGTGGTAGCCTTTGTGCCCTCCTCCAGCTGCATTTCTGACAGGTAGGCTTCACCATTGCGTGTCAAGCCTATGAATATCTGCAAGAAATTGTACCCATCTTCCATTTCAAAGGTGTAGGTGTATTGCTTCCATACGCCATAAGTTGAAGGGATGTTGGGGTAACTGTTCTTCGGGGCACTCATGTCCTTTGAACGGCTTCTTTTCACCTCTATGTAAGGTTGTTCGCTACCATATATACGAGTAAACATCGACAGGGTGTAAGTACGCCCGCCAATAGCTTTTATTACGGGAAATTTACACCCGTTCCATTCGTCCTGCGTAGCTCCGTGGCGTGATATTGATAAGTAGGGGTTATCCAAGTGGGCAATGCTTGGATAATTAACGATGGTAACGTATTGTGGACGCTGAAGGCTTAATAAGTTTAAAGCTCGCAGACTTGCCCCTTTGAGTAAGTTCACTCCGCCAAACGTCTGCTTTTTTACCTCCAACTGAATACTGTTTGCTGTCTGTTGAATAGTTGATATCTTTTGTTCAAGCCCCTGCTTGTCTGCCTTATTCTGTGCAATGATGCTCTCAAACTGCGTGTCATTCGCGGTAAACTGCGCAGTATTCCATTTCTGCGCACTTACAACGAACTCAACTGTAACAGTGCGTATCTGCCCCTTATATTTGGCGGTAATCTCAACCTTACCGCTCCATTGATTAGGACTAACGCCGTCGAAATACAGCGTATTATCGCCTACTATCCGGGCATAGCAGTTGTAAGGGGCTAAATCGATATTATCGGGCACAACTTCCACCTTGCCAAGGTACATACGCACCTTACCTTTGTTCTGCGCCAAATTTTCAATATCGCCTTTGTCATTTGTTTGAAAGGCAAAAGTATTTGGCGTAACGGTGAGTGTCAGGGCGGTATCTCCCGTGTCGCCCTTCTCTCCGTCATTTACATTTGTAATGGTGATATATGCTCGTGTTATTACCTTTGCCATATTTACGTGTGATTTGTTATGTGCGTAGGATACCTACGCACATTTGTTATTACTGGCTTACTTCGCAATAAAAAGTCGCCTTTTGGTCAATGTCCTTGGCTTCCACCACAAGAGGGTTACCCGTCTTTTGGTTTGAAGATGTGCCCGAGAAATTGGACTTTTCGCCATTCTTGCCATACTTGCTCCACGTATAAGTAAACTTCTTTGAGGTCGTGTTTTCGTCCTCGATGCGTTCTTCTCCACGATACAGGCGAGCGCAAAGCGTTGTCGAGCCCTGTCCGTTCTTTATCTGCAAACCTGTTGGAGAGAACAGTTCCAACGTGTAAGGGTCGGTTCTATCCTCGAATGTTACGATAGCTTCCGCTTTGTCAGTGCCGTCGATGGCTTCAACCTTGAATGTTTGAACATTCAGCACGTCATCTGCCTTTACGGTGAGCGTTGATACACCTGCGGCAGTTGCAATACCACTTGTAAGAAGTTCCCACGCCTGTGTATTTAAGTTGAGCGAGTACCACTTGTAGGTTATGCCGTCCGTGTCCTGCGTTCCACCCCGGAAACACTTGGCTTCTGCCGTAAGGGTGGAAATATTGTTACCTGCATCAAAGCTGTTACCCTTTGGCTGTGTGAGGACAACCTGAAAGAGCGCGCCGGCATTTGCCGTCTTCACGACAAAGCCCTGCGCCTCGAGCGTGGTGTCCTGCGCCGTATCATCATCGTGATATACTGCCGTTATCTTGATGGGCAGCGAGTTGCCTGTTATGTTGCCCTTAATGGTAAGTGCGCCTCCTGCAGGAATTGTCGCAACGCTATACTGTCCGCTTGTTGCCCCGGCATTCACGACAGTACCGCCAATATCATATTTCAAGCTCGTGAGCTTACTCACCAAATTAGTACCGTTGCCGGTAACATACACCTTCGGCGTTACCACATTATTGTCGCTTCCGAAGTTGGGGGTATATACCTTTGTGTCGGGGTTGTACATCTGTACGGGGTGCTTGATGCTCATAACGAGCTGCACCTGCTTCGCGTCGTTGAGGTCTACAATAGTTACCTGTCCTCTTGCTTTTACTGTTGCCATATTCTTTTCTTTTTTATTGTGTATATAATTTATCTATCAATGTCTACTATGCAGTCTATTTGTGCCTTTAGGCTTACTTCTTCTGCTCTGATGGATATGCGGTTGCCTACGGCTGCGTGGCGGGCGTTCCATGCTGTATCGAAGTCGGTATTGCCTGATTGTATCACCCACGAGAAACAGCGCGTGGGTAAGGTAGGTGTAATGTCCTGTTCGCCGTGAAAGACGGTGGCTACGAGCTGTATTTCGCCCTGCCCGTTGTGTATAACGTTGCCGCCGCTTTCCGAATGGATTTGCACCGTGTAGGGCGATGTGCCGTCTTCACCCTTGGCAGCATATTGCTTCCACTTCGGCGAATGCCCCGTTGGCTCGTCGGCATTATCATCGACGAGCGAAAGCCACGTGCCCCCAGCGTGATACCACGCTTCGTATTTGGCAGCTGCCGTGCCCGGTGTCCAATCACCACGGTATAACACGTTTGGAATACGCTCACCATCGGAGCTTACCCACTCGAAATGGCGGCTATTCATATAGATTTTTTCGCTTGATAAATGAAAGATGGTGTTGCCTTTGTTTAGCGAAAAGTCGTGAATGTTGCGGTATACTTCGATAGTCCCGCCCTCCTCTTTTGAGGTGGTAATCATTGTAACATTCATGCGGTTGCGGTACTTCGTCGGCTCTACGCCGTGGGCAATATCCCATAACGTGTTGTGCCCACACAACACGATGTTGTCGCCTGCCTTTGGTTCGTCGTTGTCTACGCTTTGGTCGCGGTAGGTATCATCGGCGGTAATGACGATATACGCTTCTTCCGTTGCCGTTTTCTGCGACACCTCCGAAACGACACGCCAATAGTAACGGTTGCTGACATTCTCATACACACCTGCCTTGATGTTGAATGTTTGGCACAACGGTTGGTCGCCTGCCACCCAATCGACGGTAACAGCTTTGTCGCCATCGTCGGTGTGTAGGTAGCATTTCCAGCCACCCGGCACACGCGCCACCTTTTCTATAATGGCATTTGCACCCGAAAGGACGATGTTGCCGCCGATGTGCTTATACTCGTCAATTTGGAGCGAACGAAAGATAGCCTTGCCAATCACCTCGAGGTAATCAATCTGTCCGTGTGCTCGACCCTTTTCATCGAGCCAAACACCAAAGCCGTTAATGGTGCGTTCAAATCCCAATGTTTGGATAGCCTTCAATATGGCATTACCCGTGCCGTCGATGGCTGCGCCATTCTTGAATGCAATACCTTTTAAGAAGGTGATAATTTCCTGCGCCGTATCGGGTGTATTCTTGTTAAGAAATTCCTTAAGTGCTCGCTTGGCAGAAAATACATTGTGTTCGCCAGGTAGCGTATCGTCGCCACTGCCTATAATATCAGGAATATCATTTGCAACCTCTCCTATATAGTGCCTTACGTCGTTAATGCTGCCTTCCATTGCCGCAATCTTGCCTTTTGCCACGGCGTCGCTCATTTCGATGCTTACGAGCGACGGCAGGTCTACCTGCCGTGAAAGGCGGGTAATACGGCTCATACGGTAGCCAACGGGGGCAAAATACTCTGCGCTTTCAAGCCGTATGCGCCTGCCAAGGAAAAGGTCGGCGCGCTGCTGCTCCACCCATACGTGGTCGGTGTCAGCTTTATATACCGAGTTGTCGATAAAATTCTCTTCGTTGAATTTCTTTACCGCTTCCAAAAATTCTTTTTCGGCAAGTGGGTAGTATTCGTCGGGCATGCGCAAGTGTGATAATATGTATTTGTCGCCCACCTTCGGCACAAGAACACCGCCTGGCACTTGCATTGTGTCGTTAGGGAAGATGGTGATAATTTCAAATTCTTTCGCTTTATCATCAAAATTTACCTCAAAATAGTGCTCCTCGCTCGTGCCCTGCCCGGCAAGCTCGCTACCCTCCTGAAAGGCTACGCGCATGACGTACCCACCTATTTTATAGTCGTTGGGGTTGAAGTTCAAATCTTTATCTTTGAAGTAGTATATGGTGAACGGTTTGTTGTCTTTGCCCGTGCGCTCCTGCGAACGCACTGCCGACACCGTACCGATGCGGCGTGGGTAGATGTCGGCAAAGGCAGCTTCTTCAAAATGATGCACCACGCCGTACTTATCCACGTCCTTATCGATGTACTTCTGCCCACCCGGCAATTGCAGACGCGTGTGCCCGTATTTATCGCGGTCGATGTTCTTTGTGCTGCCCAATGGAAAGAGGCGGGTGTAGAATTTCACGTTGTCGGCTTTTTCGCGCGACAAGGAAATAAGCCCTTTTCGGTAGCCAAGTGTCAGTGCTTCGCCATACTGTGCTTTTGAAATATTGAGCGTTGTGCCGCTCTCAAACCAAAATTCCGTCTTCGCAGCCTTTGCCAATAGGTCTAAAGCATCGTTGCAGTAAGTACCTTTGTAGTCAATAACGAGGTTCTCCGTCTGCTTCACCTCACCTAACTTAAACAGCTGCTTGCCGATGGCGTTGTTTATCGACGCCAGTATTATTTTCGCATGCTCTTCGGCTGGTGCGGTAAGTGTGAAGATAGGCGTATTTTCGTTATCGGTGTAATTTATCACCAAAAAACGCTTGATGAGGCTTTCAATGCCATACAGCGTCAGGTTGTACTCCCATTCCTTCGTGCTCTTCATGCGGGGCTTGAAACGTTCCATCAGCCAATAGCGTTCGCCGCAGAAGTCCACATAGTCGTTCACGTCCAGCTGCACGTATTCGTACAGCGTGAATGTCAGCGATAAGGTGTTATCGCCTTGCAGCTGCTTGTCCTGCCGACCGTTTGCACTATCGGCTATGCAGCGTACTATGTCATCTTTCGTGAAAATTTCTATCATTGTTTGAACGCTATTTAAATGTCGTTTAAATGCTCGTTAAAAGCTGGGCTTCGGCTCGCGGAACGTGGCATGTAGTGCGCCACAGTGCGCTTCTTCCACCCAAAGGTTGGTAAGGGCATCAAAGGGCGTAAATTCCGTAAGAAAGGTGCGCATCTCAAACCCCAATGTGGGGAACGTCCATACAAGCCACCCGTCATTGCCTGTCTTCAATGCCTGAACAAAGCGACGGTAACGCTGTAAGAATTGTGCCTTGCTGTCTGCCATGATGGCGAAGTGCAGCTTTATGTCGCGGGCTTCACTCCTTGGCAACAGACGGTCGGAATACTTCTCGCCGTCCTCTTCGCGGAAGGCTACCGCCACGTGCGCCTTCATCTTGGCTGGTGTCAGCAGGGCTTCGAGATTCTTTTGCTCGCCCGCCTTTTCTTCCCGCAAAAACACGTGGTACTCCGTCCAAATATCCTTGCCGTTCAACAGCACTTGATTTTCGAGTATATTCATTTTACTTTACTTTAATACCATCACGTGCCAACACCTTTATATCGTCAGCAATATCTTCCAAGCGTTCACAATGCTTTGTGTATCGCTCTATCCTTTCCAAGTGTCTTGTGGACGCCTGCATCTGCTTTACCGCATCTTCGAGCTTTATGTCCATTGATGCAAGGTGTATCTGTGCTGATGTCATCAGCCCCTCGAGCTTCGTGCCCTGCGCCTGTGTCATTGTCTCAAGGCTGCCTGCGCGCCCTTGCTGTGCCGCACCACCGAAGATGTCGATACCCTTTTCCTTTGCCATGCGCTTGAACTGCTCCAGCAATGACGATGCCTTGCCACTGTCGGCAGCCACATCAGCGGTGAGCCTGTCCAATATGCGGGCGTAAGCGGCAAAGCGTTCTTCTTCCGAAAGGTGCTCGTCCGTGGCGTACTTTTCCATTTCCTTTTGTGCTTTCAGGAAGTATTTTTGCAACACGGCGGAATACACCATATCAGCACCTAACTTTTCGAGCATACGCCCAACACTCTCCACCATTGCCTTGCCAGCGTCCGTGCCGCTTTTGAAAGCGTCCACCAGCGCATTGGTCATTGCGTTGCCCATTTCGCCGAAGATGTCTGTGAGATAGTTCCGTATTTCCTTGAATGCTTCTTCCTGCTGCTTGGCAAGGTCGATAAGGTGTTGCAGTGCTTCCTTGCTTGCGTCGCTCATCTTCCGTGTCTTCAAGATGCTTTCGGCAAGCGATATGTTGAATTTACCGTTAGCATCGAGCAGCTTCGGATATTCGGACAGTAGGCTGCTATAAGTGTCCTTGCCTTTGCCCCAACCAAACAACCCCGTCCTCTTGTGTCCGGTTACCACCTTTATGTCGTTGGCTTTCTTCCATGCTTCGGCAAAATTTTCTGCAGCTTGTGCCATTACATGTATGGAGTTCGTTGCCTTGCCGTACCTATCAGTACCGAATGCCGTCGTACCCTGTTCATAGAGTAAGGCTTCCTGCATCAGCAGCAGGTTATACGCCTGCTGTTGGGCGATACGCTCTTTCATGATGGCGTTGAGGGCTGCACGGTGTCGTGCACCTGCAGAAAACGCCTTACCAATAATATTGATGGCTTCGCCTACCGCTGCGATGACGCCACCCACGACGCCACCATTGGCAAAGCCTTTGGCGATATTTGACACGCCTTTCATGACGTCTTCTATCGTGCCCATCGCTTCCGCCATACTGTCGTTGCCTATCTCTTCAAACATTTTCGATAAGCCACCGGCAATATTGGCTATTTCATCGGCTACTTCTGCTGATGCTTCAGCAAGCCGCTTTATCTTCTTTTCTTTTTCGCTCTTATCGTCTTTATCCTTACCATTTAGCAAGTCATCGATGGCAGCCTTCAACGCCTTGAAAGGATTCTTTTTTAAAGTTTCCTTTTTCAGCTTCTGCCATTGCTCCATGAACGCCTTCAAGGCTTCGGGCGATTGCTGGAGCCGCTTCAGTTGTTCGGGCGTGATGCCCATTTGTGCAATGTCGCTTTGCGTAATGGTACGCTTGATGTTGCCTTTTTTATCCTTGATGATGGCTGCACCATCGGCGGTAAGCTCACCTTTCGCCATTGTGTCCATATAGGCTTTCAAGTCGGCGAGCTTGGCAATTACCCGATTTATCTGCTTGATGCTTTTTTCAGCTGGGTCTTCGAACATCTCGACAAAGATGCTCACGCTGCTCTTCATCTCGTCAAGTTCCTTATCGTTGATTTCCTTCAACGCCTTTTCCTTGTCTTTTTCAAGCTGCACCAAAGCTGCGTCTATCATATTGGCGTTGTCCTTGTTCCGTCGTGCCAACAACGTCGCCAACTCCTTTGTGTAGGTCGTTTCAACGCTCATTCGTTGGGCATTGTAGTCCTGATGCTTTGACAACAAGGCGTCCAAGGCTTCTTCTTCCTTTTTCCTTTCTTCCTTAACTTTTTCGTCATATTCTTTCTTCTCTTTTTCAGCAATAGCGGCATACTTATCGCTATACATCTGTGCAGCCTGTATGCGCTGCTTGGCTGCATCAGCAGCTATCTGTGTCTCCTTGTCGGCACTGACAGCCACACCGCCTTTACGCAGCTTATTCACCAATTCCTTGCGCTTGGCTTCCTCTTCGTTGATGCGCTGCTTTTCTTCCTCAAATTGGAGCAGTGCAGCGGCACGCTCCTTGTCGTAGCCCTCTTTCATAAGTGCCACTTTTGTTTCGGCTATTTTCCGTTGTGCTGCCTTTTCAAGCTCGTTGAGTTCGTTCAACTCGCTTGACAAGTCTTCTTTCTTTTCTTTCTTTTTCTTTTCCTTTTTTGTTTTCGGCTCTTCGTAGCCTTTGTTTTCCACTTTATTTCGTTCGGGGGAATATTCGACAACCTTTTCCGTCAGGGCTTCGATGTCTTTTGCATTCTTGCCCATTTCCTTGGCAATGACTTTCAGCTTCTTGTTACGCTCGTCATAAGCCGTTATCACGGGGTCTGAAACGCCATTGGCAAATTGTTGCGCTGCTGCGCTTTCAGGCGTTGCAGCAAAAACACCACCTGTTGCCTGCTTGGCGTATTCCTTTTCTTCCTTGCGGTTTTTATTCGCCCTGTCGTATTTCTTCTTATTGTCTTTAAGATACTTTTCCGTGGTTTCTTTTTCCAACTCCAAATCTGCCTGTCGCTCGGCAATCTTCTCGATGCGCTTTTCGTAGGCGCGTGCCATGGCAGCCTTCATAATGTCAGCTGCCAACTGGCGGTAAGCTGTCGCCGCCTGTCCGGCAAGGATAGCTTCCGTTTTCATCTGTCCGAAGTACGCTGGGTAGGCAGCCTGCAGATTCCTTACCGCTGCCTTTCTGTCTTTCAGGGCTTTTGTGTTATCCTGTGTCGCTTTATAAAGAATGTCGAGCTTTGCCTTTTGCACCGCCGCCGCACGTGCACCTTCCTTTATCGCTTCCGCCGTTTCATTCTGTACGGCAGCTGCCTTTTTCGCTTCGGAGCTATATTTGTACCATAAGGCTATAAGCCCACCGATGAGTACCGACACGCCAAGTGTCAGTGTGCCCATCAGCAACTTTGCCGCAGCTGTGGAAATACCGAGCGAGGTGGCAAGGCTGGTGTTGGCAGCCGTCCACATATCAGTGGCTTTTGACACCAATTTTAAACGGAACGCTGAATCCTTATTTAAAGCATTGAACGCTTGCTGAATGCCCATTGTTATTGCCATTACCGCTTGCAAGCGCGTTTGAACGCGGGCGAGTTCCTCGTTTTCGCCTACGAACAGCGACATAATGCCGGTACCAGCGGTAACTGCTCCGCTAAGACCGCTAAGACCCGATGCTAATGCCTCCCAGTTGGCATCATCGGAAGCAAGTGCCTTGGCTTCATTGCGAACGTCATGCAAGGTGTCGTAAAGTTCGGCTGCCCGCTTAGCCATTTGCTGATACTGTTCCGTTTGCTGTTCCCCAGCAAGGCGCATGCGTGCCATTTCCTGAACAAGGCTGCGGTATTCTTTCGAGAGCTTGTTTACCGAAGCAGCGTTCTTTTTGTGCTCCGTTTCCAAAGCGATGAGTGCGCCCTTTTCTTCTTCCAGCACCACTTTACAGGCGCGTATATCGAGCATGATGTCATTCTGCGCTTTGCCCGGTGCCGTCTTCTCGTATTGCTTGCGGAGGTTCTTTAGGTCGGTTTCCACCTGCTTCACCACCTCCTTCTGCTGGAGTATCTTTTCAGTGATGGACGCAGAGGCACGCTCCGCCGCAGTGGCGAGCTTGCCCGTTTCCTTGGCGGCGGCTTTCGTTTTATCGATAAGGTCGCCCTCCCACAAATACTCCATTCTTACACTATTGTCCATCGTCGTTTAATTTGCTTTGAAAAAAGCCAATTACGCTTTTAGGCTGCTTATTTGTTTCTTTATTTTTTATTACACTTGCTTGCTCTGCATCGATGTAGCGTGGTGCGTCGGCAAGCATCATCAGCAGTGTTTGGTAGTTCACACCCCACATGATATAGTCTACTGTCCAGCCTGTTGCTTCGGCAATTTGCCACACGAATCCAAAGGGGCTATGGGAGCTTTCAAAGTAGCCCTTTAACTCCCCTTCCTTTTTTGGCTCAATCTTGGTCGGAGTGGGTTGCTCCATTCGCAAGATTTGATAATATTTGTAAAATTTTCAGTACCGATAAGCGGAATGAAATGCAGGTTGGCAAGCAGTAGGTAGGTGTCATTGACGAGCCACAAAAGCAGCCACGCCAACAGCGGGGCAAAGATGCCTGACAGCTTACCGCGGCAGATGGTAAGTGCCACCATTTGGGCTACTGTCTTGCCGTACTGTGCTATGAATTCCAGCTGCTCATCTTTGGTGAAATTTTGCATCTGCTCATAGGTAACACCCATGCTAAGGAATTTCCGAGCTATACGGATTTGAGTGCCGAATTTCGGGCGACGCATTACAAGGCGCAAGGTGATATGTCGCTTTGTAAATGGTATTTTCCACTGTAGAAGTGGAATGGAAACGCCGATGTCCAAAAGGGCAGCCGACGCTTCCAACTCTACTTGTTTACTCATATTAGCCTTGCTGTGTCAAATTCACATCAACTTTCTTGCTTGGGTCAGCCTTCAGTTGGAAGGTTATCTTGCCCGTGCGCTGCGCACCCGTGTTGTTGGCTGCGGTGATGAGCACGCGTCCACCCTTTGCCTCGGCTGTGAAGCCAGCAGGTGCAGCACTCATAGAGAATGCACCACTGGCAGAAACGTCCACGACCTTTGTCTCACCCGCCTTCTTGAAGTTGAGTTCCGTTGGCTTCGCCTCAATAAAGGGTTTGGTTTCAACGATTTTGAACGGAGCACTGTCGTCGCCCGATGTCAGCACCTCAAGCTCGCATTCGATGTGCAACGGGTCGTCGCCGCCGAGCTTACCGCGCACCATACCCTCAAGTGATGCCTTGGCAATTTCGACTGTCTGCCCAGTGCCTGAAATTATCTTCACCGCACCTTCCAATACTACACTTTCCGATGGGGCTTCCCAACCGTCTTCCGTTACCGTGCCGCCCATCACTGCCACGCAGTTTTCAGGCAGCAATTCAATAAGGTTGAATTTCAATACGTTTGATGCCGCCTTCTTGCGTATCTTCTTCACTGGGTTGTTGCGCACCTGCGCTGCGTACAATTTTATGTACTCTGCGGCGTCGCCGCCCCAATCTATACCATCTTCAGCGATGTTGCCAATTTTCTTGCCATTAAAGAAAATGGCGTCAAGCAACATGATATAGCCGTCGTTTGTCTCTTTCATATTTTATATTTTTTAATTTTTTACTACTTGGTAACTTTGATACCGACGAATGCCGCAATAGCCAAGCATGCCGCTACGCCGATAAGCATAAGGAATTTTTGCAATACGGAAGGAGGCTTTTTTACTACGGTTTTCGAGACCTTGTTGGCGTGTTGCGCTGTCTTATTATCCTGCGCAGAACTTGTATATTTTGCCAACAGTGCTGTCTGCCTTACCTCCCTTTCGATGGGTAGGGTTGAGCCCCTGATATATACGTTACCATCTTTATGGTAGGCTTCTATTGTCAAGCGTCCGCTTTGCCTTCGGAAGACGGCACTATCGGGCAGGTTCAGCAAGCTCTGCATCGGCAGCGTCAGCGTCGCCGTGTCCGCCGCTATCTTCTGCATCTCCGTCGTGGTCAGCATCTGTAGCGAGCTGCTTTGTTGGAAGCTGCTTTCTTGACGAAGGGAGTCGCTTTGACTTGCCTCTTGCAATACTATCTGCTTCGACCTGCAACTCATAGTTAATAGGGCAACTACCCCGATGAGGGCAATACTGAATAGCTTCAATAGCCCGCGAAAGGCGGTCGAGCGACCGCTTGATGCGTGCGCTTTCGGCACGTGCCTTGTCAAGCTCTTCCTGCAATGAATTGATTGTCTTTTCATTCTTTTTCTGATTTTCTACTAATAAATTTGATATATCCTCGTACATCGTCTTGTAGGTATCGTGAACGGCTTTTGCTGCCTTTGCCGATGCCGCTTTGCGATTTACGAGCCACACAATGGCTGCACCAATACCACCCGATGGTATTGCCCATTGCAGTATCTGTAAAAGTGTTTCCATTGCGCTTTCTTTCGTTTAAAGTTGTCTAATACCTATAGACTTAAGCCACTGCTGCACGTTGAACGACGGGCAAGCCTTGGGGGCAATTTCGTTGTGTCCGATGATACGCACCTGTGGAAAGCGGGCGTGGAAGTCGCGCACATAAGCTGCCAAGGCATTGCGCTGCGCCTCCGTACGGGTGTCCTTTGCCTTGCCATCGGCAGCCACACCGCCCACGTAGACGATATGGCGGGCTACAGCATTGTAGCCTTTAGCCCCGTTGGTAACTTCAAAGGCATCTACCTGCATATCCTCGTTGTTGCGCACCAAGCGTTCCACCTTGCCGTCGAGGTGTATCATATCGGTGTAGCCGACCTGATTCCAACCGCGACCGCCCGCTGCCTTCGGAGCGGTGTGCCAGCGGCGAATCTCGTCGGCTGACACCTCACGCCCCTCGGGGGTAGCTGTGCAATGTATTACTAAGTATTTCAGCTGCATAGTACTTTACTTACCCTGAACAAGGGCGATAAGTCCTTTTACATCTTCACGCATCGGACGACCACCAGCACGTACAAGGAAAGAGTAAATATCACCGTAATAGGTGGGGTCTTTTTCTTTCTCAAAGGCGTTTACCTCGCCCAGCGCACGGCATACGCTGTTCTCGTGCCATGCCAAGCCTGCTGCAAGGTCGGTAGCTGCACCGGCAGCATCTTCAGTTTTCTTTACGATGCCGTCGCCGTAAACGGCAACTTCCGAGCGCATCATTACGTTGAAGCTGAACAGCTTGCCCAAAATACCGCGCTGTGCGTCAGCACTGGCAAAGAACGCCTGATTCTGCACGCTGGTAAGGTCAGCAAGCAACTGGTCGTACATGTACGCATCAAGAAGAAGGTAACGTCCTTCCTGTGGAATGTTGTCCGCATTGAACTTCGTCATCAGCTTTTCAACATCGGCACGGCAAAGTGCCTTTCTCTTACCTGCCGCATTGGGGCTGTGAGCGTCTACAGCTGTACCAGTTGTTTCAATACAATACTTCTTTTCAGGAAGCCAGCTGTATATCATGCTTTTTGCAACTGACTCTTGGAGTGCCGCCTTATCCTGACGCAACACGCTTTCTCTTTTATTGTACGACAGTTCTACCGTATCTGCATGCGGAATGCGAATTGGGTCGGTAGTAAACTCGTCGAGGTTGAAAGACAAATCTACATCCGCACGTGTGTTTACGTCAGCGGGGAAGCTGGTGCGATTCTTCTTCGTCTTCGATGGTGCACCTGCATTGGGTATGTGCACCGTTTTACCCATATTAACGAACTCATCGGCGTTGTAAGCCTTGCTTAAAAAGCTGTTATCGGCAAACAAGCCCTCCACGATGGAGCCAATCCAAATTTCTCTTTGTATAGCCATTTCTTTTTTTTATTTAATTTGTTAATTCTATTTACTTACTACCACCTACATGTTAGGCTTTGTGCCGAAACGCTGCTCGAATTTTTCAGCGTAAACGTCAGGGTGGTTGTCTTTGAGTTCCGTCAGCTTGCCTGCACGGTCGAGCTCGTCCCATGTCTTGCTCTTCCAGTCGCCCATGTCCACGCGCTGCGCGCCGCTTTGAATTTGCGCTGTTACGCTTTGACGTGTTGGGATAGCTTCCAAGGCTGCCTTTGCGCCCGTGAAATCGCGGTCGAACATGGCAAGGAAACTTTCTTTGCCTTTAGCGTCGATACGTCCGTCCTTTACGGCGGCATCAACAAGGGCTACTGCCTGCTCCTGCTCTTTCTTCTTCTGCTCCGCCTTCTGTGCGTCGATGGCATCGGCAAGCGTCTTGTTCTCTTTCTGCAAGCGGTCATTGTTGGCAATGAGCTCGTTCACTTTACCCACGATGTCGGCTTCTGAAGCCGAATCGCTCAAATTCAATACTTGTGTTAATTTTCCCATATCATTATTGTTGAATAAATTTTCCTGAACTTCGGTGTACTCCATCGTCGCCGTGGGTGTGTTGTCGGGCTTTAAAAAGCTGCCCATATTGACAAGGTTGCCCTTGCTGTCGTACAGTGCCAAGGCGTTGTGATTTGCACCGATGGTTACGATACTGGCTTCGCGTGCCGTCCATTTCGTTACGGTAGGTGAGGTTTGCCCTGGTAGCATCAGGTCGTAAGCGTCGCTGGTTTCCTGCGCCCATGCACCGATAGATGCCATGCGCAAGAAGTCGGTGTCCACCTTCTTCTGTACCTCCACGGCTCGAGGGTCGGCTTCATCGAAGACGGCATCGGCAAGTATCTGCGTGCCTTCTATTCGTATGTTCTCCCATCTGCCAATAGGCATCTTCCAGTCGTCGTGGTTCAGCAGCATGACGGGGTTCTTGCGGAACTCTTCCAAGTTAGCCCCGGAGGTGAGCATACGGAATCCATAGGTGTTCACCGACTCGTCATGTAATATGAATGTTTTTTTGCTCATCGCTTTTGAATGTTTTGCGATGCAAAGTTAAGGTAAGAAATATGTCTGCGCAAATCGCAAAATACTGATATACAGTGTATTGTAAATATTGTACAATACATCTGCAACGCTTGCAACGCTATTATTTTTTGCGCTTATTATATGGTAACTTTGCAGCAGATAAATACAATAAAAATGGACAAAAAGCTGAAAAAAGAGCTGGCTAAGCTCATATTTTTAAGTGAACCCAATGCCACGCAGCAGGAAATTGCCGACCGTGCGGGCGTGTCGCGCGTTACCATCGGCAAATGGGTGAAAGAATGGGAAAAGCTCAAACTCAACCTCTTGCAGACACGGGAAGAGCGCATCAACTCAACGTTGATGCAGCTCGACCAATTAGACCGTGCCATAGCGGCGAAGCCTGAAGGTATGAAATTTCCCGACAAGAACGAATCGCAAATACGGCGCAAGCTGACGGAAGACCTTGCCGCTCTTGAGCAAGATGCCTCAGTGCGTGATATATATAATGTAAGCCGCCGCGTGGTAGACTGGCTGCGCCCCCGCGACCTTGAGAAGGCGAAAGAGATTGCCAACTATTTTGACACGTACATAAAAGAGCAGATGAGCAATGGGTAAGGCAGACGACATACAGGCACTGAAAGAATGGCGCACCTATTATAACAACTTACAAAAGGACACGGCTGTAGACACGCTCACATCATTGGAGCGCGCCCAAAAGCGCAAGAATTTGGAAAAGAACCCGGTTGAGTGGATAAAGTTCTTTTTCGGGCAATATGCCACTCACGAATTTGCCCCATTCCATATTAAAGCCATCAACCGTATTTGCAAGAATGAAGAATGGTACGAGGTGTTGTCGTGGAGTCGTGAGCTGGCGAAATCAACAACGGTGATGATGTGTGTAATGTACCTCGTTTGCACTGGCAAGAAGCGCAATATACTGCTTATCAGCAATTCAAAGGATAACGCCACCCGCCTGTTGAAACCATACAAGGACAGTTTCGAGCGCAATTCGCTGCTAAAGGCTTATTACGGTGATATGCGGGAGTTTGGCTCGTGGACAGCGGAGGAGTTCTCCCTTACCAACGGTGCTGCCTTCCGCGCACTGGGTGCAGGCGAAAGCCCCCGTGGTACGCGTAAAGACGAAGTACGCCCCGACACCATACTGGTAGACGACTTCGACACTGATGAAGATTGTCGCAACCCCGATATTGTCAATAAGAAGTGGGATTGGTTTGAAGGTGCTGCTTTCCCTACTCGAAGCATTAGCGGCAAGCTGCTGGTAGTGTTCTGCGGCAACATCATTGCCCTTGACTGCTGTGTGAAGCGAGCGGGCGAGAAAGCCGACCATTGGGACATTGTCAATATCCGTGATAAAAACGGAAAAAGCACATGGGCGGCAAAGAACACCGAAGCCGATATTGACAGGGTACTGTCGAAGTTGTCTACACGCATCGTGCAGCAGGAGTTCTACAATAACCCCCTTTCCGAGGGCGAAGTCTTCAAGGAGCTTACATGGGGCAAATGCCCGCCCCTTTCAAAACTGCAGCTTGCCGTAGCCTATGGCGACCCCGCGCCGTCGAACTCACGCAACAAGGCAACATCATTCAAGGCATTATTCCTTATCGGCTACTACGACGGCAATTTCTATGTATATAAAGGCTTCCTTGACCACGTGGTGAACGACGAGTACGTGAACTGGTATTATTACATACACGACTACGTGGGCGACAAATGTCAAGTGTACTACTTCATTGAGAATAACAAGTTGCAAGACCCCTTCTACGAGCAGGTATTCTTGCCACTGTTTGCCGCCAAAGGACAAGAAAGAGGGTTTATACCCATTTCGCCCGATACCCGAAAAAAGCCCGAGAAATTCGACCGAATAGAGGGCAACCTTGAGCCGCTCAACCGTCAGGGGAAGCTGATACTCAACATCGATGAAAAAGACAACCCACACATGCAACGCTTGGAGGAGCAATTTCTGCTTTTAAATAAGCGTATGAAAGCCCCCGCTGACGGTGTGGACTGCATTGAGGGCGGTTGGTACATTCTCAACTCAAAGATACGCACCTTGACGGTAGACAGCTACACCATCGGGCAACACAAACGAAGCAACAAAAGATACTAATATATTATGGAACAGTGGAACTACACAGGCGGCTTCCTGTCGCCACAGGAGGTGGAAACGCACCTTTATAAGGAGGCGATAGATACCATCAGCCGAGAAGATGACACCATACTACTTGCTGCCATTGATGCCGCCGTGCAGGAGGCGGCAGGCTACCTTGGCGCATACGACCGCGCAAAGATTTTCAATCAGCCAAAGAAGCGCAACGAACTGCTGCTGACATTTGTGAAGGACATTGCCGTGTGGCACTTCGTAAACCTTTGCAATGCCGGGGCGGAGCTTGAATTAAAGGAGAAACGCTACGACAGGGCTATAGCGTGGCTACGGCAGGTGCAGAAGGGAGAAGTTACACCATCGCTGCCACGTGCCGACAATGACAATGACGGAAAGCCTGACGGAAGCACCGAGTATATATATGGCAGTAATCCAAAAAGAAATCAACATTTTTAGCAATGAGCAAGAAAAAGAATACGACAGTAACCAAAATATCAAAGGCGGCAGAACCCGTTGTCGTCAATCAGATAGTAGTAAAAGCCCCCACGCGAAAGGTGTACGACGTGGGCGACTGGCGCAACGCCCTGCGCTCTGCCGACAGCGGGCGTGTGAAAAGCCTGTACGACCTCTTCGAAGATGTATTGATAGATGGCGTGCTTGCCGATGCCGTTAGCAAACGCATCGATGCTGTGCTGAACTCCGAGCTTACCTTCTTGGACAAGGACGGCAAGGAAGTCAAAGAAATTGCAGACATCATGGACACCACCGACTGGGAGGAATTACTGCGACAGATAATGAATGAGCGCATTTACGGCAGAAGTGGTGTTGAGTTCATCTGTACGCCTGACAGCTTCCGTGTTGAGCCCATACCAGCAAAACACATCAACTTGCACAACAAGTGCATTGTCATCAATGACAGCGACGAAAAGGGCGTGCCATACGAGGGTGATACGTCGTTGCTGATACTGGGGCACGAGCGCAACTACGGCTTGCTACTGAAGGCTACACCGTTCGCCATTTACAAGCGTGGTGGCTTCGGCGACTGGTCGCAATGGATAGAACTCTTTGGCATGCCACAGCGCATCGGTAAATACAACACCTACGACCCTGAAAGTCGCAAGCTGTTGGAACAGGCATTGGAACAGGCAGGCTCGGCATCTTACGTCGTGATACCACGTGAGGCGGAGGTCGAGACGAAAGAAGCTGGCAGTGGTAGTGGTACTTCTTACAACGAATTCCGTCAGTCCTGCAACGAAGAAATGCTCATTACCATATTGGGGCAAACACTCACAACGGTACAGGGCGAAAATGGCGCACGCTCATTGGGCGAGGTGCACAAGGAAGTAGAGGAGGGTAAAAATAAAAGCGATATGCGCTTTGTGCAGCGTGTGCTCAACAACCACGTGCTGCCGCTGCTCGAGGCACGTGGCTACCCCGTCAATGGCGGCAAGTTCATCTTCCCAAAGGCGGCAGAGCAGCTGACGGTATCTGACATCGTGCAGCTTTCCGACATAATGCCCATTCCGCAAAGCTATTTGCATGAAAAGTATTCAATACCGGTACCCGAAAACGGCGAGCCGATAGCAAGGCGGCAGGCTGCCGCCTTTGAGCCTGTGAATATCGACGAGGGGGAAGGTACGGCAGCCGTGCAGAACATCGATGGCGGTGCGGTACCGACAAACAGCACACAGGCACGCCAAAGGGCAGAAGCTTCTTTCTTCAGGCGGCTAAGAGATTTTTTCGTCGCAGCCCCCACGATTATGGGGGCGAACTCGAAGTTACCATGCCCCACGGCGACGCTTAGCGACGACACGCTCGATAACCGCCTGATAAAGCGCGTGGCAAATGGCGATGCTGCCTACTTTGATGCCGAACTGTTCAAATTCATTTCCAACGACCTTTTAAATGCCATTCACAAGGTGTTTAAACGCCCTTTGAAGAATGCCGACTACGTCTACGACAACTTAGACCCTGCATTCGTTACGGCGATGGAGCAAAACCTTTTCCACTTCTCTGCGGCAAAGACGCTGGCGGAAGTGCAGAAATTGAATCAGCTTTACCGCAAGTCAAAGAGTTTTGAAGAATTTACCGCCGAGGCGCAAAAGCTGTGCGGCAAGTTCAACAAGGTATGGCAACGTACCGAGTACGAGACAGCCAACCTTACGGCGGAAGCTGCGGCGAATTATCAGCGGCTGAAAGCAAAAAGTGGCAAATTTCCATATTGGCAGTATGTTACTGCGGGCGATGAAAAAGTGAGGGAGGAGCACAAGAAGCTCGATGGTGTTACGCTCATGCACAACGACCCGCTTTGGGATAAGATATACCCACCGAATGGGTGGAAATGCCGCTGCCACGTGGTACCACGAATGAAACATGAAGTAAGCAAGGAAATGGTAAATACTTCAAAGAATATTGTAGAAGAATATATGGGCTCTGACGAATGGGCAAAAATAAAGGCTACTCATTTTGACCGGGGCGGCAGCCGTACAGATATTTTTCATAGTAATAATATGTATATTCGAAAATTTGCACAAATGGCGGCAAAACTAATGAGCAAGGTAACCCCGGCTGATTGGGGGTTGAATCATTCTTATAAGCAACTTATTCGTAACGCTAAAGAGGAAGTGAAGGAATACAAGGGTACCCCTGTAGATTTTTGGAATAAACATAAAGTGCGAGGCAAAGAGAGTGAAGACGTTTTGCCTGTAACTGATTATAACGGAAGAACTTGGCAAATGAGTAAGGACAGCTTCGATACTCACACCTCGAATAAAAAGAAAAAACGTGGCTTTAGAACCAAGTACTTAGATGTTATTGAAGAGGTTTTTCAGAACCCCGATGAGGTGTGGTTAAACAGTGATGCTTCAGAACCCGATGTAAAAGACAACTATCTGAATCAATACTTTTATATTAAGTATTACAAAGGTGTTGCTATCGTTTGTGTGGCTAAATTGCAAAATGACAGAATGAATTTCCTATCGTGGTATGAACTATACGTTAGCGATAAAAGAAAGGGCTTGCTTATCTATCGGAAATAAAAGCGAGGCAATTCGTTCCTTACGTCCGCCGTCCTAATTCTTGGCTCTGCCACACGTGGCAAATCCGCGTCATACGGTTGGATAGTGGTGTACTTGTCGCCTCTTCGGGTTGATGCCAACACTCGCTGTCGTTTCAGCCTATGGAAATCTCTATCACCCGCGAGAATATTCCCTGTTATTGAACCCGATTGTTGGCACTGCATTGCAAAGATACTGATAATTTCGATAAAAACAACGAAAAATCGACAAAAATATGAATTTAAGAGAATTAGAAGCATACTTAAGCAGACTGCCCGACAAGGTAATGGGCGACACTGCCGAAATCGTTGCCGAAACGGCAACCGAATATTTCAAGGAAACCTTTCGCAAAAAGGCTTTCGACGGCAATCCGTGGGCACCTGCCAAGACGGCTAAAAGGCGCGGCTCGCTGCTCATCGATTCAGGCGCGATGCTCAACAGCATACGCCCGTTGGTTATATCGCCGCACCGTGTCGTTATCGCTGCGGGCAACCAAAAGGTAACGTATGCCCGGGCACACAACGAGGGGTACGACGGTGAGGTACAAGTGCCTGCGCATACCCGCCGCACGAAAAAGGGCAGCACCAACGTAAAGGCGCACAGCCGCACGGCACATGTCATACAGCGCCAATTCATGGGCGACAGTGAAGAACTGAACGACAGAATTAAAGGAAGAATAGTAGATTATATAAAAAGTTTGACCAATGAATAAAGATTTTTTTCTTGCCGTTACCAACCATATAGCGACAAATGTGCCACAAGTCAAGTGGGTGGATGCTGACGAAGGGCAGCTTAACGTTTCAGGGCGTCCTCCTGTAGCGTTCCCCGCATGCTTGGTAGATATTAGCTATCCACAGTGTGAAAGCCTTTCGGGCAGTGTACAGCGCATACGTGCGCGCGTGGAGCTGCGCGTTGTGTTTACCCTTCAGGGCAGTACGAATGCTGCTGTACCTGCTGCTGTGCGCGAGCGGTCGCTGGTGCGTTTTGACGTACTGGAAGCCCTGCACAAGGCATTGCAGTGGTGGAATGGCGGCGGGCTGTTCAACCCCTTAAGACGCATCAGCTCCACGCCGGAGCGCAGAGCCGATGACTTGAAAGTGTATAGGGTGGTTTATGAAACGGAGTTCTTTGATTAGTGCCACTCGAAGCCCGGAAACAGCTTTGCCAGCTTCCGTGCGGCAGGGCGTTGCTCCAGCAGCGAGTGCAGCAGCTTGTCCTGGTCTACCAGTGCGTTCTGTATGGTGCGGTCGCCAACAAAGAACTCGTAGTCGGACAGAATTTTCATGACGTCGTCGAAGCGGCGGCGTTTGATTTCCGTCCAGTAATAGTAGCGGGCTGCGATGGTGCGGTTGCGCTTTGCCAGCCTGTCCTGCGGCGTGGCTATCGTCGCATCACCATCGGGCAGCGTAAAGGCGCGGCGGCGGATTTTCGTTTCGCGCTGCACCACTTCGCCAAGACCAAAATTCAACATCAGCTGCTGCGTCATAGAACTAAAAGGATTTGCAGCACAAAGATACAAAAAAAGATGCTGACTGCCAAATTGTCAGCATCTTTTTTTATTAGCTTATCTTTTTTAAGTCCGTCCAGGCAGTTATTTGGTTGTGTTCTCTGCTTTCCTGCGCTCGAACACGTCTATTATCTGTGTTTCCGCAAGAGCCACCACCTCATAGTCTATCATCGTGGGCGCAAAATGTTCACAGATACAGCTGCGGGCATCTGCTATTGAAGATGCCTGCACCAAGTAGCTGATATTGCTCCTGCGTACCTTTTCCGTCTTTTCGTCAAGGCTTTGGATAGATACCTTTGCCTTGTAGAACTTGAAGCTATCTTCATCATTGAATAGCACCTCGGCATACGGTGCTATTGCCACCGCCCTTACGTCCGTTTCACCGGTACTTACGTAAGCTGCCATTTCTGCCACGATGGCTGCTTCTGCCTCACCAAAGCTGACAGCTTCAATCACGTATTGCTCGGTAACTTTCTTTTGTGCGCCATTTTCCAGCGTCTTCTCATAGCGGTATTTTACTTCATACCACATGCTTGTTTTGCTTCTCATTTTTTCTTTTTTATTACTGTTATTTTCTTTGGTTGAAAAGGCTTAATTCGTCGCCTTTCTGATATACTATCTCCACCCACGACTTTTCGGGCGAGTCGATGTCGCGCAGGGTATCCTCGTCCAACGGACCGAAATAGAACCCCTTGTCGCCTTCCATGTACTTTACGGGGGCTTTTATCAGTTTAGCCCGTATGTGTATGTGGGGGCGGCGCGGCATTTCGGGCTTGCCCGTAAGCCATTCAGGCTTGCCACAGGTGCAATTTCTGTAGACACCTTCCACTTGGTAAATGCGCCCTTTGTAGCATTCTTCGTGCCCAACCCAGTGGCGGGTGAACTTATCACCAACTTGTATCATATTTTATTACCATTTAAAATCTAATGATGTTTGGAATATATTTGGCTCTTTATATCCTCTATGGTTGAGCAGAAAATCTTTTTCAAGTAGACTTCTTATTTTTTTCCGAACCTCTTCTGATACATTGTTCTTATCGGCAAGGAAATTTACTTCTAAAGCCCTTTTAAGGCTACCTTTTATTTGCTTATCGTCAAGGTATATAGAGTATTCTGTAAACGTTCTATTAGAATGTTCAGCATCTTTCAACTCGTCTTCTGTTTGAAACCTTGTGTAAACGGTGTTTTGATACAATTTTACCTTCTTATCGTTTTTCTCAAAACCACCATCATTTTCAAAAATAACGGAGATAGCCTCTTTCTTTCGTATCTTGTTGATTTTCGCCCAACCATAAAAAACCCTAAATAAAGCCATAACCATAGTTTTAACTTTCAGTCATACCCAATGGAATAAGTCTCCAGCCGTCGTTATCGTCCCTCACTTCGGCACGTATGAACTGCTTGCTCACCGCAGGCTGATAGCTCTCCTCAATGATGCGCACGCCCTCTATGAAGCGCTCGTTGCCGTTGTCCTCCGCTATCTTGCGCAGCTGCACGATGCGTGATGCTTTCAGCGTGCCTTGTTTGTCCCGTGAAAGCAGGCGGAACACCATATTAACAAGTGCCTGTGTTTCGGTATCTTTTGCTAATGAAGTAATGTACTCCTTCACTATGGCGATGCCGTCTTCCACCGTGTCGCGGTAGCCATCGGTGGTGTATTGCCCTATCGTAAGGCGCATGTTGCCGTCCGACGTCGTGAAGGTGTGCGAGCGTTGGTCGGGGTTCTTCGTCTTGAACAACTCTGCCTTTGCCGATATGATGGCTTTAAAGTTGTCGATAACTTTTTGCTTTACCGTCTTAATGTCGCCCGAAAGCTCCTGCAAGATGGGTATAGCTGCGCTTACCTCGTCATCTACCATCTGCTTGTAGGTTTCACGGTCAGCCTTGGCTTTTGCCGCAGCTGCTTTCTTTGCCTCCTCTGCCTTGAATTGTGCGAAGCGTGCTTGCTCCTCGGCAGTCATTTCAACTTTTACTTTGTCCATTTTCTTTTTCTTTTTGTTTTTTGATGATTACTCTTATTTTTGTATTAACACTGTTCAGTTCGGCTATTGTCAGGTCGCGAAACAGCTTGCCGGCTATCCGGGGGTTCTTGCAGAAAGCATCGACGGTTGCCCAGTCGGTGGTGTCCAGCCCGTAGATTTGCAGCTGGTGCAGAACTCCGCTGCGTGCCTTGCGCAATGCTGCCTGCTTCAGGGCAACTTTATTATCATTATTTACCACCCGCTCCATGTCGCGGCACATAACGCCGTACTCCCACTCGGAGGTTTCCTTGAGCGACTTTGTTCGCCCCTGTGTGTACTGCCACACAAGCGTATCCTTGTCGGCGTGGGGCAGCTGCTTCAGCAGCATGTAGAAACGCTTGTAATTTCTTGTTGTTTCTTCCATCTTACTTTATTTTGTAGGTTAATACGGGGCGGCGGTTGCGCAGCACATCTAACACCGTTATGCCTTCGTCTTCCTCGACACGAGTGCCTATCGTACTTCTGATGCTTCGCTTTATGTCGGTATTTTTGTGCCACTCATAAATACAAAAATTAATGTACCGCTCCAATTCCTGCCAAAAGCCGGGCGTATCTTCTACTTCGTCCTCGCCGTAGCGGCATACCACTTGCCATTGCAAGTCCAGAAGCCATGCTGGCTTTCTGCTGCATACTGAATAGCGATACAACTTTCCTTTCTTTCTTCCTTCCATATAAAATACCTCCTTTTATATTAGCTCGGGGTTATCGTGGACATTACCAATCACGCGCCATGCGGATCTGCCATCTTTCATACAGTGGTAATTTAATGCAGAATATGCCGGTAATTCTTTCGATAACAAGGCAAACATTCCCTCATGAAAGACAACCTTTCGGCTTTCTGTATTACCTTTATGGAGTAGTCTATTTTCTTCTGTAAACTTAATGTTATTCCGTTCATAAATCAAAACTAATCTTAGGTTTCAAAAAAACTAATCAAATAGCTCTAATTGTCGAGGATTGAAGATTTCTTTATAATGAGCAATCTTACGCATTGCATCTTTAAGTATTGGAAGTACAGACGTGCCCCTAATTTCGGGTTCGTTACTATCGTCATCGTATATATCTCCGCCCCTGAATTGAATTTCATCTATAACACGTTGACATTTCTCTTCTAAGGAACTTAAGGCTGCATTGATAGCTTCTTTCTCGGTATTATAACCGTCTTTTAGCGTATCAACATAAGCTGCACCATTGCAACCGCCTTGCGTCCAAAAATTATAATGAAGTCCGTAATCCCACCGCCCGTTGTCTGATTGCGCTGTTGCGACTTCAAAGTAATTTATTTTATTTTCCCATTTTATCTTAACATTCGGCGTTAAGCATACATCGAAAATATTGAATCCAAACTCTTTGTATTGATGCACTATTTCGGGTCTGTCCTCCAAATGTAAGTATTCGCCCCATTCTTCGAAAGTGAAATTTTGCCCTGTGCATTTGCAGCTATGGTGAATATCTCTGTTCATTGTTATTTTTACTTTTTTATCGTTTTACTTTCTCCTTCTTTCCACTCAATAGTTACAACGGCATTGAGCCTACCGCTGCCTTTACATATTGGGCATTCCTTTTTATACAGCACTTGATACTCGTCCTCTTGCCAGTGGAATCCATTTCCTTGGCAATATGGGCAACTATGCCCTCGGCTTTCGAGGCTCTCTGTCATGCAACCACCTGGAATCATTCGTCCTGGCGTTATTTCCACAATTCTTTTTTCTCTGCTCATATCCTATTGTATTTCTAATTGTGCGTGGAAGTGAAGTTTGCCGTTCTTTTCATATTGTCTCAATTGAATATTATTTACATTTCATTCACCCCAGTATTCCTCGGCTCGTTCCGCCCAAATGGTATAATAGCCGCGGTTGCCAAAATACCGCCCTTTACTTATTGCCCTGTAGCCCTCCACCCATATTTTCAGCGATGCGCTGTACATGGCACTTTGGGCGGTACGCCCCAACGGCTTCATACCGTCAGCCTGACTGACAAAAATTATCAACTTATTTTTGTGCTGGTCGATAAACTCCTCATACTGCTTTAAATCAATATGCGCATACTGAAAGCTATCCACCACCACAATGTCGGGCGAACGCCGACGCTTTAGCCGGGTGTCAAGCTCTTTTAAACTTTCATTCAGCAAAACAAACTGTCGCCCAACGTCGCCCATGCCAACGCGCACAAGGGCGTTTTGCATCGTCAAGCTGTCGCCCTCCTCCAAGCTGTCGTAGGCTACTTTACCATAGTGGGTAAGCTCTTTGCAAAGTTGGAGGACAAACGATGTCTTACCGTTGCCGCTGCGCCCCCAAATAAACCAAACGCCGTTTTGTTCGGGTTGCCCGAAGGCTTCACGCAATGCGCCCTCAAACGCATACACCTCCCTGTTTTTTCGCATCAAATCTACCATGCTTAATGCTTTTTTCATTGTCTTTTAAATATCGTTTAAATACCGTTTAATTACTTTATTCTTTTTTGCTTGTGCACGGCTTTCTTCACCCTGCGCAAATCGAAGTCGTATTGCTCGGCATCTTTCATTACCGCCGATGTCTGCTTTTCGTTCAAGCCGTTGCCTGCACAGATGGCGTAAACATCGTTGGGCGATGTGCGCTCCACCTCGAAGAACTTGCGCCCCATACGGCTGTGTATTTCGTTATAGCCGCACTTGTTGTAGCGCAGCCCCATCTGCATGCGTCGCTTGATGTAGCTTGTTGAAAAGAACACAATGCCGCACTTATCTTCCAAGCGGTTGTAAAGGTCTATAAAGTAGTGAAAAACACGCTCTGTCAATTTGTCGGCTTCGTCGAATATCAGCAACGGCTCGTCCATCTGCACAAGGCTGTCGATAATGCGGTCAAGCAGCTCACGAATGCTGTAGCCATCGGTACGCAAGCCCACCTTGCGGGCAATTTCGCGAACGAAGTCGCTTTTGCGCATATCCTCCGAACAAAGAATATAGAATGCTTCGCGCTGTTCGTCGGCAAAAAGGCGTGCCGTGGTTGTCTTGCCGCAGCCTGCATCACCCACCACCCACGTTACATTTTTCCACTCTTTGGCGTCATTCAGGGCAAACACCATTTCCTTGTAGGCTGTCGTTTCGACGATTTGCCAGCCGTCGCCTGCTTTGTAGCCGATTTGCGATGCAACGTTTCTCCACATTTCGTCGCTGACGTTGTCCCAGTTGCCTTTCAGCAGCTGACTCACCGTTGCTGCGCTGATACCCACAAGGCTTTGCGCCGCCTTGTTCTGACTGCCATACTTGGCTACGTAGGCTTTTAAACTCTCTGTTATCTGTTGCTTGTCTTTTGTTATCATAGCTTTGTTGTTTTATTCGTTATTACAATTTATCCGCTGTTTTTCTTTCGTCATACTGCACCTCCGACCAATCCATATTGGACAGCTTTTTCGTATGCTGCCCCAGCTCTACCACTTCGGCGTGGCTGTCCTTTTCCAGCCTGCCAACCCTGTCGTACAGCTGCTGTTGCTGCTCTGCCGTCAAGCCCTTGAGCTTTGGGTAATATAAGCCGTTTTGCTCGGGGTCAGTGCCGTAACGCTGCGCTATCTCTCTGCCTGCTGCCACGCGCTCGATTCTGTCTTGCTTGCCACGCTCAATATCAGCGTGTATGCGTGCCTTTTCCTCTGTGCTTTGCTCTTGCATTGCACGGTGTATCTGCATATACGGCTTCGCAACGGTGCAGAAATGCAGCTTTTTGGCGCGGTCGATGGAATAAAGATTTACCGTTGTCATGTCTTGAGGGTCATACTGCACAAAGAATTTTTCCCATGTGTGCAGGCGTCGCCATTCCCTGTCGGGTATCTGCATGCCGTTTTCGTCCACCGTAAACACTTCCCAGTGGTAGTGCTTTTTGTCTATCGTCATCTTTATGCCACTGTCGGTAAATGTTACTGGCTTATCGCTCATTATCCAAAACATATCCTGTAGCTCATACTTGCCTACCACAGGCGTGTCTTCGTTCGTACTGCCCTCGTAGAGTGCTATACGACTGCTATCGTGCTTTGGGTGTTTCATTTCGTTCCACTCCTCGCGGCACTGGGCGTACAGCTCGCACAATTCCAAAAGCGTGGGCATTTGGTCGCGGTTGGCTGCCACCATTTCCATATTGGGGCGGCTCGTCAGCTTTTTTGCCGTAACATTCTGCCCGGTGAAGTTGAAGTAACGCGCCAACACCTGCTGTTGGAAGCGTCCGAAGATATTTTCAATGGTCTTCGACTCGCCATTGTAGGGCATCGTCGGACGGTGGATATGGCAAAGCCTATCCAAGAAGCCCTTTTCCTTTTCATCGCCAGTGGGCTTTTTGCTCTGACGGTTCAGCTTGTTGTGTCCGCCTTGGTTGTCGTGCACTATCTCATAAGGCTTGTGTCCGCTGCGCTGCACCGCCATGCGGAAAGCGCAGTACTGCGCCTCGAAGTTCTCGCTTTCGCTGATGTGAAAGCCCAATAACACTTCGCTGTAGGCATCTACCACCTCGTACACGTTTATCGTCTTTACAGTTTTTCCGTCCCGATAATATAGGTTTAGCCTTGTTCCGTCGCCATACCAAAGGCTGTCGCGGCGGGTAGGCAACATCGTGCTTTGCTTGCGTCCGAAACGTTGGCGGGCAACCTGTTCGCCGTGCACGGCATCACACCATAACTGTTCAATCTTTGGGCTGTACAGCCACGCTTGCATGGAACGCACGCTCTTAAGTTGCTTCCACCCACGGAACACCGCTATTTCATTGTATTTTGCAAATAGCTGTTCGTCGGTGTATCGTGGTGTATGGCTGCGCTTCAATGCTACCAATACGTCGCGTCCTTCGGCAGTTATCTTTATGGTGTTGATGTTGCCGAGCTTCTTGCTGATGACACTTTCGTAGCCCTCCTTCTGAAAAGCACATATTCTTGCCTTCAGGCGGCTAAGACTGGCAGGCAGAGTGTGATGGTAGCGTTCGCGCAGCTCTCCGCTGTTCTGCAACACCATCTCCCACACGTCGGTAGCCCTTGCATTGAGGCTTGCCATCATCGCCTTGCGCTCCGCTTTCATACGCAGTAGCTCACCCAGCACGCTGGCATTTGTCGTGTATTCGGCTATCAATTCCTTATCAAGCGTTGTGTACTCGCCATTCTTGAAGTATTTGTATTCTTCAAAGAAAGTGCGTGCACTTTCGTCGTACTTCACTGACTTGCGCATTTCCCTTTCACGCAGCACTTCTTCAGGGTTGCCGTACTTCTCCATAAATCTATCCCTATACTTTTTCGGCATGGAATCAAAGCTGTACAGTGCACAGCGACCTTCGCCACCGCCACGGCATACGCAGAAGATGTTTTTTCTTCCTACATTGGTGTTCAGCGTGCCCTCCTTCATTACAGGGTCGCTTCCACCAATCAGCTCCTCGCGTGTTACGCACAGCATTTTGTTATAGTATTCCATACTCGCTATATTGTTTTACGATTTTTCCGCGCGCGCTTCGTCAAATCCAACAATCCAACGGCGTTGCGCCTTACGGCGGCGGGCAGCGTCAAAAACGCCATTTAAAAGGCTATACGCCTTTTTCAACCAGCCATCGGACCGGTTATTTACCGTTATCGCCATGCTGTCGGGTGTCTCAACTACTGTTACAGCGGCAGCATCTGCCACCTCCAAAACAATTTTAGTTTGTTTTTCTATTGTAATTTGCATGTTTTTGTCCTCCTTTATAAGGCGGCAGCGAAGCACTGCGCGTTAGTTAATTCTTCAATTGTGTTGATGTGAATATCACGGCAAAGCTCGCCTTTCTTGTTAAATACCTTAACGTTGCCAGTAGCCCACACCATGACGAGCTTTGCGCCATTCTCAAAAGGTTGTACCATCTCGCCAGCTACGGTGTTGTGTATCGTTTCAAAAGCTGGCAGTTCGTTCATCAGAACGCCACCACGATGCAAAGCCAATTTTCGTATGCGCTTTGCCAATTCGCTATTACCACGCTTTGCATCAAAGCGCAAAGCGAAATCAACCATGGAAGGTGAAACGTTGAGTGCCGTGCCTATCCATTCTTTTTCTTTTCCCGAAATTTTAATGTACTTCTTCATTCCTATTTTTCTTTTATATGTATTGTTAATTTTAATTCGTTGTCCTCTGCATTTACCCATACATCTTCATCGCCAAAGGCTTCTCCTATGATTTTTAGGTCTAAAGACGACGTGAATCCAGCAACACCAACTATTACCACCTCAGGTGCATTTTGATATATATTCAGCACTTTTATTTCAAACCCGAGGGGCAAAGCACCAATTACCTCTTCAACTTCTTCTTTTGATGTCCTTTTTCCCATATTACATTATTTTATTAATTAATATTCTTATTTGTAGCCCCTTTTTCGTATCTTTGGGGCGTGTAGTTTTTATTACACGTTGCAAAGATACAGTATTCTGTATTAATAAGCAAGAAAAATAGGAATTATTTTACAGTATTCTGTATTATGGTGAGAAAAAATGAAATATCGGATAGATTTATGAAAGCCTATGAATATCTTGTAGAGAACCATTTAACTACTGATAAAAAGGCTTTTGCGGATAGTGTAGGCATAAGTTCTTCGCTTATGACAGAAATAGATAAGGGGCGAAGTTCTGTAGGTGTGAATGCGATACAGAATATTGTACTAAAATATAATATTTCTTCTTCGTGGCTGCTTACTGGCGAAGGTACAATGCTAAAAAATGATGCCGTGCCACCATCAGAGGCGACCGTTCAGCCGATATACCAGCCGCGCAGCCCTGAAAAAAAGATGGAAACGCAAAGCATCAACTTGTACGACTTCAAAGCTACCGCTGGGCTACGAGAACTACTCGACAACCGACATGCCAATATCATTGATACTATTAAAATGCCCAACCTGCCTAAATGCGATGGGGCTATACATATTATTGGCGATTCGATGTACCCGCGCCTTAGACCCGGCGATATAATATTTTACAAGGAGCTGCCCATCGACTTGCAAAGCATTCTGTACGGTGAAATGTACCTGCTTTCATACTGCATAGATGGCGACGACTATTGCGTTGTGAAGTACATAAAAAGGTCTGATAAGGGCGAACCATTCATTACGCTGGCTTCGCACAACCCGACACACGAAGATACCGACATTGATTTCCGCTGTGTTAATGCCATCGCCCTTATCAAGGGTTCTTATAACCAAACAACTATGTCCTAAATGTAAAAATATATAAATTATGAATACTAAAAAGATAAAAAGCAAAGAGGAAGAGGAATGAATAAAAAGGCTTCCATTAGAATAAACAGTATGGCATAACTCTAATCAAATACAAATATAATTATGAAAAAGAAAAATTATTTATTATTTCTATTAATTTCTATTTTAGTATCTTGCAATAGTAAAGAAGAAGTATTTACCACTCATGACGTTTGGGTTATGGGGTTTAAGGCTTTGTCTATGGATTCTGACAGAGACCATTGTTCTACTCGCTTTCTTTTCTTTAAAAAATCTATTCTTTCAGAAATAGAGCCAAAATCTTACACAGCGAATGATTTTTCGGAGTTTGGGAAAATAAAAGACCCTATATTTTTTAATTTAGCTGATAATGGCTTTTTAAAAACAAAAGATGGGAATATTATTTATCCTGTTTTTGATATATATGTTTCCGAGAAATCAGAAACGTATGGAACTGTAACTATACCAGTTGGCAAATATGTTGTTTTTGCTGTTAGTAGGGACGTAAATTACCCTGCTCGGAGTCAAGCGGCGTTAAAATATTGTATGAAAGAAATTGAAGTAAAAGAAAGGACATCTGAACTTATTTTATCACCTACATTCCCCACAACATATTCAATGTACGGGTTGGTTCCATGGGTAGATGTAAGTGAAAAATTTTCTTACAATTGGAAATAAGTAAATATGTTATGAGTTACTAAAGATTTTACGCCGCTTTCTTTATATATAAGACACAAAGCACCATGCGAACCACATAAAAGGCTACCATTTTGTAGCCTTTTTATATGCTTTTAACCAACACGCGCACACGCTTTTTTATCCGTTTTTCAGCCTTAAAAATATATAAGTTGTTGATTTATAGATACTTACTACTTATTTTATATACTTAAATACCTGCCAAACACCACCTTTTAAAGTGGAAAATACCCCCCTTAATTCAACGAAAAATGCGAAAAATGCTATTTTTTAGTACCAAATAGGGGGGGGGTACGAGTACCAAAATACCAAGAAGTGAATAACCAAACGAATAACCAAGAGAACTATTTCGTTTTTTCAGTGAATAACCAAACGAATAACCAAACGAATAACCAAACCCTATTTTTAACATTTAATGCCCTAAAAACGGGGTAAAATGGGCAATAATGCGCGCGGGTACCGCCGCAAAAGTGTTTAAGTACTCGTATATCAGCGATTTACGAGCGACGATATTTGTAAAATGCCCTAAAAACGGGGTAAAATGGGCAATAATGTGCGCGGGTACCGCCGTAAAAGTGTTTAAGTACTCGTATATCAACGACTTATAGCAGTACACGCTGCATTCTAACCGTTTATTTTGGGTATGCCCAATGTAACACCCAAAATTTCGCAAGCCCTATTTATTTGCGTTCTAAGCCCCTCACACCGACGCATCGGCAAAAACCCTCGTAAGTCCCGTATTTAAAGCGTCCTGTGCGTTCTATATAGCCTAATACGCGGTGTAGATGCAAAGCAAATATCAAGCTGCCGATAGCATTCCTTTACACGATGTAAACTTTTCGTGCTCAAACATCGTTTAAACACCGTTTAAATGCAAAGCAAATGTAAAGCAATGCAAAGCAAATTTACACGATTGGTTTTTGTGTTTATCCTGTATAACTATCTGATAATCAATGAAGCTGTTGTATTATTTCGTTATGCAGTCTTTACCTAA